ACTCTCTGCCGTATCCCACCAGCGACTTTTGTTAACGTGTGCGTGTATGATCGCTCGGTTGAATAACTTAAACGGGTATAGAGGTGATACCAAAACTAGGAAAGGCTAATAATATAAACATTCCCCCTCCCTCCTTCCTCCTTCCCCCTTCACCCCCTCAGATTCCCTTTCGGTCACCATCCTTTCGTGCTCGAGTTTGGAAAGTTAAGCGGATTTGGTGTATGGTTTAGGGGATGGATAATAATACTTGGAAAGTTATGTGGGAACGGATTTGTCGTGGGGTTCCCTACGATGAAAACATACACTGCCCTTTGATATTACAAATCTATGATGAAGGCGGCTCCATGAGCGAGTTCTATGTACAGGTTGGTGTTAGCCCTCAACGCGTAGGGTATTGGCTTCGAGATCATGCGGAGTTCTACGAGTCAGTTCAACTGGCGAAGGAGCTTGGAAAGCAGCGTTGGCTAGAAGAAGGCCAAGAAAACATAGACAATAAAGAATTCAATAAAGCTCTCTGGACCATGCTTGGTAAACGCAGGTTTGGAAGTGCAGACAAAATTATGCTTAGCATAGCCCCGACCGCCTCACCAATAACTCAATACCAACAAATACTTTCCCAGGCTTCTAGTGGTGATTTTACATCTGCTGAGTTAAAACAGATAATGGAATCAATCAATATAGGATTACGCGCACATGAAGTGTGTGAGCTACAATCTGAGATTGATGAGCTAAAAGAAGGCTTGGTTAAGATGGAGGAGCGTGAGAGTGAGCATCAAAGCCCAGATAGCCCAGCTCCGGAAGAAGATAAAGCTACCGTGGGTAGTGAAGATGGTGAGCCACTACATACCGAAAAGTGAGTGGAAAGATAAAGTTATTTACGTGCATATAGATTTATAAGGAATAAAGATATGGCTGGATTTGGTAAGTGGATTGGGCTAGCACTCGGAGTAGGTTTAGGACTTGCTACTGGTGGTGTAGGTTTAGCGGTTGCAGCATCTGCTGGATTCTCAGCAGGCGCTCAGGCAGATGCTGGTAGAGCTTCTAACAAGGCTGCTAAAAAAGCTCAAAGAACTGCTGACCAAGAAAGTTCTAGGCAACAAAAGATTCAGTCAGGACTCGCTTCAGACCGAGCCAGAGTTGAAGCACAAGCTTCAAGAGAACGCTCAAGAGTTGAGTCAGGTATTGCCAGAGGTATGAGGCGCAGATTTAGGTCAGGCACTTTAAATTCATCACCTATCTCAGGCGCTTCACAAACTTTAGGGTAATTATAATATGAACAAAACGCCACGCGAACTATTTATGTCTCGCTACAAAATTGCTAAAACTAGAGCAGATGACTGGTCCGCTTTGCTTGAGGCGTGTTTTTATTATGCAGTACCTTTTAGAAATAGATTCTGGAAACCGCAAGAATACCAAGGTGATTTTTCGAATGCATACCTTTACGACTCCACTGGAGTCGAAGCTACTAAGACATTCGTATCTAAAATCCATACTGTTATGTGTCCCCCTCAAGTTCAATGGGGATACTTAGAAGTAGACCCATTTATGCCTGATATGGAAAAAGATGATATAGACAATGCGCAGCTAGGTCTTAATGAATATATGCGTAAAGTCTTTCGATACATTCACAAATCTAATTTTGACGTGGTGGCAAATGAAGCATTTTTTGATATGTCTGTGGGGACTGGCAACATTGTTTGCAATCCATTTCGCGACGATAACCCCCTCCTCTTCACCTCAATACCAGTAGATCAACTTGCCATTGAAGAAGCTTTAGATGGGAAAATTAGAACCTGGTTTAGAACTTGGCAAGATATTAAGATTAATGAAATAACTACTCGTTGGCATGGTGCAGTACTTACTGGTGATTTGCTTCAGCGTTCTACTGATGACCCAAATGCTAAAGTGAGAGTTATTGAAGGGGTTACATACAACCCTGGTGAGAAAATAGAATATACATATTCATTATATGCGGCTGACGGTAATGATGATGCATTGCTTGCTAGACCCATGGCTGTAAACAGGGGCGTTACATGGCGCTTCCAGAAAACTAATAATGAATGGTGGGGACGTGGTCCAGTAATGGATGCACTTCCGGCTATGATGCGTGCGAATGAAATGGCTAAGATTGGATTTGCCAGTGCAAACTTAAATGTATTTAGACCATTTATGGGCTTTACAGATAATGTATTTAATCCAAACACATTCAAACTGAAACCTATGACTGTTATTCCTATTGCTCCATTAGGTTCTAACGGTCAAGTTCCATTGATACCACTACCAGATACATCTAACCCACAGTTTGGGCAGATGACACTAATGGATTTACGTACACAAATTAATAACTTAATGTATGCAGACCCATTAGGACCAGTTGATGCACCTGCGCGAACAGCTACAGAGTTAGCCCTACGCCAACAAAACCTCTCCGAGAAAATAGGACCATTGTTCACTAGACTACAACAAGAATTATTGTGGCCTATTTTAGAGGTTGTTATGCATACTCTTGATGAGATGGGTATACTTCCCAAGCCTAAGTTTAAAGGTTTAGATATAGTGTTTGAATATCGTTCACCATTAGCATTAGCTAAAGGGCAGCAGGATATGGCTATACTTGCTCAGTATGTTCAAATGATGCAAGGTATAGTTGGTCCGGAAGTAACGCAGATATTTATAAATAATGAAGACCTACCATTCTTGGCAGCAGATGCGCTACAATTAGATACTAGATATTTAAATAATAAAGGAAAGATTGCGGCTGAAGCTCAGAAGATGCAGGCGGCAATGAATGAGATGCGAGAAGCTCAAATGGGGGCATTAGAACAGGGTGAAATACCTCAAGAAGCAATAGGGTAATATGGCTGACGACAATGAAAATAGTATGGATAACAATCCGTTTATCCATAACCCCTCTCATTATTTTGAAGGATATAATGAATCTATCCAAGAAAATTTTGGGAAGGGCCAGAAAGAATCACTCGGGTTACAGAAAGCTACATATGATTTATTTAAACCTGACCCAGGAAAAGCATGGGTTAATTTAATACGTGCAGATATCACCAGCAAGATATGCATGGTTAACCTGTCCACCCCAAATGCCGAACTATTTTTAACTGAGCTTAAAGGTAAGTTATTACTTTTGGCTGAGATTGAAATGACAATAGACGCACATCAACAGTTTATAGATAGCTAATAGGAAAATTTATGGATGATATTGAAGACAGTAAAGAGCCTACTGCTGAATGGTTTTTAGATGAAGGGGTAGCTGGCGAAGGTCCAAGACCTGATTGGTTCCCTGAAAAGTACAAAACTGTGAAGCAAGCTATGGATGCGCGCGGTGAATTGGAGAAAAAACTAGGCACAGCACCAGTAAACGAGTATGAGTTCGGCGACTATGCGGATGTTTTTGACAAAGATCATGCTGCTTTTCAAGATTTGGCTAATTTTGCTAAAGAGAAGCGAGTTCCTCAAGAAGTGTTTTCTAAGGTGCTTGAATCAATGAGCACGTATGGCAATTCCTTTGTGCCTGACGTTGAAGCTGAAAAAGCAAAGATAGGTGATGATGCTGACAGGCAAATAGAGACTGTATCTAATTGGCTTGAGTCGAACCTAAGTGAATCAACTGCAGCGTCTTTAAAAGGCATGCTTGGTGATTATCTAACTGCTGATGGTTTTAATGCGATTAATGAGATTAGAGGGAAATTTATGGAAAGCAACACAATGATACCGAACGGCGCAGAAAAAGGTGCAGCAGACCAAGAAACTTTGGCTATGTTACAGGACGAATTAACTAGTAACATGGCTAAGTATAAAGATGATGCAGTTTACCGTAGAGACTGGCAAGCACGAAACGCTAGAGCTACGAAAGATACCGGGTTTGTTGACAAAGTTGGTTACTAGTACTAAATTAACTATAACGAATTTGGATACCTTTGAGCTTCAGCCCTTAATTTAAGGACACCTGGAAACCCTCTAAGCCCAAAAGAAGTTAGGCGATATGTTTAATTTTTTTAAGGAGAGTTTCAATGGCAAACTTTAATTTAAGTCCAGCTGCACAAACCGAATATGATGCACTGGTAAAAGCTCAATACCGTTCAGAAGGCTGGAAACTTCGTGGTGCTATGCGCCTGAAGGAAAATGTTATTGGTTCATCCGTTCAATTTAGAACAATGGGTGAAGTAATCTCAGTACCGACTGGATATTCTCAAGCAGTAACAGGCCAAAATCCTGGAATTGCAGTACCTACAGCAACACTAACTAAATTTACAACTCCAGTATTCAATGATGATGTTGAAGATTTAACTGTAAACTTTGACGCTAAAATGGAATCTGTTGTAGCAATCGGCCAAGCAATGGGCAGACGCTCAGATCAAATTGGTATCGATGCTCTTGCAGCACTTACTTACTCAGCAACACCTACAGATACACAGGGCACACTAATCGCTGCTGGCACTACTGGCTTTGATTATACTAAGTACACCCAAGTAGTAGAAGCGTTTGAAGAAAGAGGCGTACCAATGGTAGACAGATTTGTCGCCGTTACTGCACGTCAGTTCAGACAACTACTAGGCCAAGAAGAATTCACAAACTTCTTCTATACAACAAACCGAGTGATTGATGCTGGAATGTTGGCTGATTACTTAGGGATTAACTTTGTTGTTATTCCTGCAATGACTGAAGG